TGCAGTCTGTCTTGGAAAGAAAAATTACGTGTTCTTCGGTAGCGATCACGGCGGCGAGCGTGGTGCACTGCTGTACGGGCTGATCGGCACCTGCCGTCTGAACGGTATCGATCCGGAAGCGTATCTGCGCCATATTCTGAGCGTACTGCCGGAATGGCCCTCCAACCGTGTTGACGAACTCCTGCCATGGAACGTAGTTCTCACCAATAAATAAGCGTCAATACGGTGCTCCGTTGACGCTTACGTAAGTATTTCCTTAGATAACAATTGATTGAATGTATGCAAATAAATGCATACACCATAGGTGTGGTTTATTTTGATGCCCTTTTTCAGGGCTGGGATGTGTAAGAGCGGGAATGTCTTAAGCGGCTTTACCGCGTTTAGTTCCGTACTGTAACCAAACCGGATCACAGTTAAGCGCCATAGCAATCTCAAACAAGAAGCGCGGTCGCTTGGTTACTCCAGCTTCAATCAGTTGAATTGATTGCTGTTTAACACCGGCTTTGGTTGCCAGTTCGGTTTGCGTCATTTTTAACGCAATTCGCCTCTTCTTGAGGCGTTCAGAAAGAGTTTGCATATCGCCTCCATCAACAAACTTTCTTGTATTTTCATACAATGTATCTTGTTTGTCAAATACAGTTTTTCTTGTGAAGATTGGGGGTAAATAACAGAGGTGGCTTATGAGTATTTCTTCCAGGGTAAAAAGCAAAAGAATTCAGCTTGGACTTAACCAGGCTGAACTTGCTCAAAAGGTGGGGACTACCCAGCAGTCTATAGAGCAGCTCGAAAACGGTAAAACTAAGCGACCACGCTTTTTACCAGAACTTGCGTCAGCTCTTGGCGTAAGTGTTGACTGGCTGCTCAATGGCACCTCTGATTCGAATGTTAGATTTGTTGGGCACGTTGAGCCCAAAGGGAAATATCCATTGATTAGCATGGTTAGAGCTGGTTCGTGGTGTGAAGCTTGTGAACCCTACGATATCAAGGACATTGATGAATGGTATGACAGTGACGTTAACTTATTAGGCAATGGATTCTGGCTGAAGGTTGAAGGTGATTCCATGACCTCACCTGTAGGTCAAAGCATCCCTGAAGGTCATATGGTGTTAGTAGATACTGGACGCGAGCCAGTGAATGGAAGCCTTGTTGTAGCCAAACTGACTGACGCGAACGAAGCAACATTCAAGAAACTGGTCATAGATGGCGGTCAGAAGTACCTGAAAGGCCTGAATCCTTCATGGCCTATGACTCCTATCAACGGGAACTGCAAGATTATCGGTGTTGTCGTGGAAGCGAGGGTAAAATTCGTATGATCAGGATTGCGGCGCTACTCTCAATACTCTTAACTACCAGCGCCAATTCTGAATGCTGGATTGTCACAAACCTGCACGGGTACGGGGCAATGAATGGCGATCGTTACGAGTTTACAAAAGACAGCACGGAAGATTCCGTTTTCAACGTAACAATAAATGGCGATAAATCATCAGTTTATGAATCAGTTTCTGGCGTCTATCCAGAGATGAAATACACTGCTTTGTCATCGAACACTATGGTAGGAGAATACCAGTCTGGAGGAGGCATAACCGTTGAAACTTGGTCAATCACTACAGACAAAAAAGCTCTTTACTCCAAAGTAATGAACATCCCAGGTATGCAACAACTTACATCAACCAAATCCTTTGTTGGTGATGTAGTCGGAACCTGCAATCAGTAATCCCCACCTCAATCTCGATAACAAAAAAACAAACTATTTTCCGTTTAAAAACAATGGAGTTTGTTTTTCACGCCCCTTTTTACAATATTTCTTGTTTACAACATACAATCTTCCTTGTAATTTTAAGCCATCAGCAGGACGCACTGACCACCATTGAAGGTGAGGCTCTTAAAAATTAAGCCCTGAAGAAGGGCAGCATTCAAAGCAGAAGGCTTTGGTGTGTGTGATACGAAACGAAGCATTGGCCGGAAGTGCGAATCCGGATTAGCTGCCAATGTGCCATTGCGGGGTGTTTTCGTTCAGGACTACGACTCCCACACACAACCAAAGCTAACTGACAGGAGAATCCAGATGGATGCACAAACACGCCGCCGCGAACGTCGCGCAGAGAAACAGGCTCAATGGAAAGCAGCAAATCCCCTGTTGGTTGGGGTAAGCGCTAAACCAGTTAACCGCCCTATTCTCTCGCTGAATCGCAAACCGAAATCACGAGTAGAAAGCGCACTGAATCCGATAGACCTTACGGTGCTGGCTGAATACCACGAACAGATTGAAAGCAACCTGCAACGTATTGAGCGCAAGAATCATCGAGTTTGGTATAGCAAGCCAGGTGAGTTCGGTATAACTTGTCAAGGAAGACAAAAGGTTAAAGGGGAATCCATTCCATTGGCATGAGGTACGTAATGAAGAAGATTGATTACAAGTCCATACCAAAACCAATAGACTCAGCATCAGAGCGAAAAAAACACAAAAAAGAGGCTGAAAAATTAGCAAATTATATCAGTTTTATTAGAAACAATGCTCACGGCGATGGCGACAAGAAGTTGCTTTCAGATGCTCGGACCCAAGCGTTCGGTATACTTCGTAAGCAGATGCAATATCGTCTTCATCCTGGCTACATAATTGAAATTCGCCCTACTGAAAGACAATTGTTCTTATTAAACTCTGTCTTTGACTTTGTAAACGTAGTTGGAGATCTTATCGACAGGTCTGTAGATAAGGATCCTGATACAAATAGTTTTCTTCTAACAAATAAAGAATACTTATATGGTAAATTCGGTATAAACGGATGGCAAAAATATGTACGCTTCTTACGTGCATTCGTTGATGCGTATAAAAATTCCGACATGATTTATACATATTTGCCTGGTGGTGATAATTGTACGCTTTCGGCAGACAATAGAATATTCATACCTGTACTTGGTCTTGGGCTGATTAATGCAGTAAATGAAAAAGATGTTATAATTGTTAAGCAGTGGCGAAAATATGAGGGATATAGATATCTGCCATGCTTTGATATATTAAAAATACAGAATAAATTCTATGTAAAAATTAAATATAAAGAAGATATTTTCTTCCTCAGAAAAAACATAGATCTTTTACAAGAACTTTCTGGTACAATAGATGTCATCTTAGGTTCTAGGTTTATAAAAGAACTGAAAGAAAGCAGGTCTTTCTCTCGTGTAGAGATAAGCGAGTCAGAGTTATGGGGTATATCAAATAATCCTGTAAACCACGCTCACCAACGAAACCCAAACAAAAAGTGGTCATAACCCGCTCAGGCGGATTTCATTTTCACGCAAACAACAGAATAAACACAGCGCTGTGTATTCATTCCAACGAGTGAATACACGGAGCAATGTCGCTCGTAACTAAACAGGAGCCGACTTGTTCTGATTATTGGAAATCTTCTTTGCCCTCCAAGATGAGGGCGATTTTTTATCTGTGAGGATATGAACAGATGTCAAACATCAAAAAATACATCATTGATTACGACTGGAAAGCATCAATAGAAATTGAAATCGACCATGACGTAATGACAGAGGAAAAACTTCACCAGATTAATAATTTCTGGTCAGACTCTGAATACCGACTCAATAAACACGGCTCTGTATTAAATGCTGTATTAATCATGCTGGCGCAACATGCTCTGCTTATAGCAATTTCAAGCGACTTAAATGCATATGGTGTTGTGTGTGAGTTCGACTGGAATGATGGAAATGGTCAGGAAGGATGGCCTCCAATGGATGGTAGTGAAGGAATAAGAATTACCGATATCGATACATCAGGAATATTTGATTCAGATGATATGACTATCAAGGCCGCCTGAGCGCGGCGTTACCGCATACCAATTACGCTTCACTCGAGGCGTTTTTCGTTATGTATAAATAAGGAGCACACCATGCAATATGCCATTGCAGGGTGGCCTGTTGCTGGCTGCCCTTCCGAATCTTTACTTGAACGAATCACCCGTAAATTACGTGACGGATGGAAACGCCTTATCGACATACTTAATCAGCCAGGAGTCCCAAAAAATGGATCAAACAATTATGGCTATCCAGACTAAATTCACTATCGCCACTTTTATTGGCGATGAAAAGATGTTTCGTGAGGCCGTCGACGCTTATAAAAAATGGATATTAATACTGAAACTGAGATCAAGCAAAAGCATTCACTAACCCCCTTTCCTGTTTTCCTAATCAGCCCGGCATTTCGCGGGCGATATTTTCACAGCTATTTCAGGAGTTCGGCCATGAACGCTTATTACATTCAGGATCGTCTTGAGGCTCAGAGCTGGGCGCGTCACTACCAGCAGATAGCCCGTGAAGAGAAAGAGGCAGAACTGGCAGACGACATGGAAAAAGGCCTGCCCCAGCACCTGTTTGAATCGCTATGCATCGGTCATTTGCAACGCCACGGGGCCAGCAAAAAAGCCATTACCCGTGCGTTTGATGACGATGTTGAGTTTCAGGAGCGCATGGCAGAACACATCCGGTACATGGTTGAAACCATTGCTCACCATCAGGTTGATATTGATTCAGAGGTATAAAACGGATGAGTACAGCACTCGCAACGCTGGCAGGGAAGCTGGTTGAACGTGTCGGCATGGATTCTGTCGACCCACAGGAACTGATCACCACTCTTCGCCAGACGGCATTTAAAGGCGATGCCAGCGATGCGCAGTTCATCGCATTGTTGATCGTCGCCAACCAGTACGGCCTTAATCCGTGGACGAAAGAAATTTACGCCTTCCCTGATAAGCAGAACGGCATCGTTCCGGTGGTGGGCGTTGATGGCTGGTCCCGCATCATCAATGAAAACCAGCAGTTTGATGGCATGGACTTTGAGCAGGACAATGAATCCTGTACATGCCGGATTTACCGCAAGGACCGTAATCATCCGATCTGCGTTACCGAATGGATGGATGAATGCCGCCGCGAACCATTCAAAACCCGCGAAGGCAGAGAAATCACGGGGCCGTGGCAGTCGCATCCTAAACGGATGTTACGGCATAAAGCTATGATTCAGTGTGCCCGTCTGGCCTTCGGATTTGCTGGTATCTATGACAAGGATGAAGCCGAGCGCATTGTCGAAAATACTGCATACACTGCAGAACGCCAGCCGGAACGCGACATCACTCCGGTTAACGATGAAACCATGCAGGAGATTAACACTCTGCTAATCGCCCTGGATAAAACATGGGATGACGACTTATTGCCGCTCTGTTCCCAGATATTTCGCCGCGACATTCGCGCATCGTCAGAACTGACACAGGCCGAAGCAGTGAAAGCTCTTGGATTCCTGAAACAGAAAGCCACTGAGCAGAAGGTGGCAGCATGACACCGGACATTATCCAGCAGCGTACCGGGATCGACGTGAGAGCTGTCGAACAGGGGGATGATGCGTGGCACAAATTACGGCTCGGCGTCATCACAGCTTCAGAAGTTCATAACGTAATAGCAAAACCCGCCCGGAAAAAAGCGG